GGGGCATCTCGCCGCTGGTTCCGGCGCTGCAGGTGGCGCGGCAGTTCGACCAGTTGGCGGATGCCACGCTGATGGCGGCGATCGTGCAGACGCTCTTTGCGGTGACGATCACCTCGGACGAGCCGACAGAGCAGGTGCTGGCGGGTCTGCTGACGCCGCAGGAGCAGGCGCAGATGCTGGCGCAGGGTGTGTCGCCGATGGAGGCGTATATCGAGATGGTGGCGGGGTATTATGACGACAGCACGCTGGATGTCGGGATCAATGGCCGGCTGGCGCATCTGTTCCCGGGTCAGGAGCTGACCTTCCACACGGCCAACCAGCCGTCTTCGGAATATGCCGCCTTCTCGATGCATCTGCTGCGGGAACTCGCGCGGTGCCTTGGGCTGACCTATGAAAGCGCCACGGGCGACAATGTGGGGGCGACCTATTCCTCGCTGCAGGCGGCGACGACGGAGATATTCGCGATCACGAAAGCCCGACGCAGGACCATCATGGCGCCATTCTGCCAGCCGATCTACGAGGCCTGGCTCGAGGAAGAGATTGAAGCGGGCAGTGTGCCGTTTCCGGGAGGAATTGCCGGGTTCATGGCCAACCGCACGGCGGCCTGTCGCGCGGAGTGGCGTGGCGATCCGCGGCCGCAGGCGGATGATCTGAAGAAAGCCAAGGCGCATGAGGTCTGGAAGCGGCTCGGCGTGATGTCGGATGCGATGATCTGCACCGATCTTGGGGCCGATGTGGACGATGTCTACCAGCAGCTGGCGCAGGAACGGGCCTTGCGGGCCGAATACGGTCTGCCCGAGCCGCAGATGATGGGCGCGCAGGGCAGTGGTCCGGGTGCGGCAGACGACGGCGATGAGGCTGAGACATGACGATCCACATTGATGAGGCTGACCCCTGCGCGGCGGCGGCCAGCTTGCGGCAGGTCTATGTCCGGCTTGTTGCGGGCGAAGGCGCCATGGAGGTGCGGTTCCGGGCGGGATCGAACGGGGTGGAACGCTCGGTGCGGTATCACAGTGCGCATCCCGACCGGCTCCTGGCGGTCATTCGGGGCTTTGAAGAGCAGTGTGCCAAGCTGCAGGGCCACGGCCCGCGCCGCTTTGCACTTTCTGCAGGAGGGATGAGATGACCGAACCACCGGACGTCCTTCAAAGCCAGGCAGCACCGTCGCTTGCGCAGATCGCGAGCCGGGTTCTGAACCGGCCGCTGCTGTTGCATCCGGACAAGGTCGATCTGATCCTGCATGTGCTGCAGGGGCGGATTGGCATCGCGCCTTTGGCGGCGCCAGACCCACAGTCGAACCGCTTCGTTGGCACATACCGCCGCGACAATGGCAGCATTGGATCGCTGCGCGTGGAAAACGGCGTTGCGATCCTGCCGATCGTCGGCAGTCTGGTGAACCGCGGCGACTGGATCGGGGCCAGTTCGGGGCTCGTGTCTTACGAGGGCATTGCGGCGCAGCTGAGAGAAGCGCGAGCTGACCCGGAAGTGCGGGCGATCCTGCTCGACATCGACAGCCCCGGCGGTGAGGCGACGGGCATGTTCGCGACAGCCAGACTGGTGAGTGCGATCAACCAGGCCAAACCGGTCTTGGCCTTCGTCAATGATGTCGCGGCTTCTGCCGCCTATGGCATTGCCAGCGCGGCCAGTGAGATCGTCGTCTCGCCCACTTCGATGGTCGGATCGATCGGCGTGGTGCTGACCCATTTCGATCGCTCGGGGGAACTTGAGGACCGCGGCGTCAAGCCAACGCTCATTCACGCGGGCGCCCACAAGGTGGACGGCCATCCGTTCGGACCGCTCTCGGACGCCGTGCGCGCTGACCTGCAGGCCGAGGTGATGAAGATCTACGACCAGTTCGTCGGTCTTGTGGCCGAAGGGCGGTCCGGCCCCATGACTGAGCAAGCGATCCGAGCCACAGAAGCCCGCACCTATCTCGGCAGCGATGCCATTGCCCAAGGCCTCGCCGACCGTGTGGCGAGCCTCGACGAGGTGATCGCCGCCTTTGCACAACCGCCCTCCGGGGCAAGCCCCCAGAGAAAGGGAGGACCCATGACCAAAATCATCCAAACCGAGGCGCCACAGGGCGAAGCCTCTGCCTTCAGCCCCGCTGATCTGCAGGCTGCTGTCGATGTGGCCCGGACGGAAGCCCATGCCGCTGGTTTCACCGCCGGCAAGGCCGAGGCCACGGCGCGGATCAAATCCATCCTGACGGCCCCAGAAAGTGAAGGTCGAGAGGCCCAGGCGCTGGTGCTTGCACTCGAGACCGAGATGACGGCGGAAGATGCAGCGAAAGTTCTGACGGCGTCACCCAAGGCATCGGTCGCCACAACGATTGCGGAAAGGGCGGCGCAAGAAACCGAACTAGGAGCCGAAACCCCAGCGGATCACCACAATCGCGCCGAACGCAGCATCGCCGGCTGGGCCAAAGCCGTCACCAATGCCAATGCGCGGTTCGGCTGACATGCACTCCATGCAATCCAAGGACATCCCCTCATGACAGTTCTGACTGAAGGCCGGCATCCCGGCGAATTCCTGATGACCGAGGCCAATGGCCAGCGCTCGCGGGACAGCATCACCATCGCAAGTGGCGCGGGCGTTATCGCCCCGGGCACGGTGCTGGGCAAAATCACGGCAAGCGGCAAATACCTCGCCAGCGCGGTCGGCGCCACCGATGGTAGTCAGACGGCCGTCGCCATCGCGCTCTATGGCTGTGATGCAACCGCGCGTGATGTTGCAGTTGCCGCCATCACTCGGGATGCCGAGGTGAACGGCAAAATCCTGACCTGGCCCCCCGACCGTGATCAGGCGGCGGAAAAAGCGGCAGCGCAGGCTGACCTCGCTTCGGTCGGCATCATCGTGCGGTAACCACCGCACCGCCCTTCCAACAGACTGAACACCGATCCCCTGCATCCTCGGGAAGCAGGCTGATCTGTCGTGCCCAATCCCCGCGCTCTGACAGCTGCGGGCCGTTCCCGCGTGCCCAATCCTGCCGCACGCCGACGCAACAAAGGACCCCCCATGTCGATCCTCAACATCTTCAGTCAGGACGCCTTCAGCGTCATGCGCCTCACGGACGCGCTTCGTGAGATCAAGTATACCCCGTCCCGCATCGGACAGATGGGGCTGTTCCAAACCACCAGCATCGACACGCTGGATATCGCCATCGAGAAGGACAAGGAACAGAACCGCATGCTGGTCTCCGCCAGCCCACGGGGCGGTCCCGGTCAGACCTTCGACAAATCAAAGCGCGCCATGCGCATGCTCAAGGTGCCCCACTTCCAGGTGGACGATGCCATCTATGCCGACGAGGTCCAGCAGGTGCGCGCCTTTGGTCAGGAAGTCGCCGTCGAGCGGCTGCAGCAGAAGATCGCCGACCGCGCCGCAGAGGCCAGCCAGTTCTTCGCGCTGACCGAGGAATACCACCGGCTCAACATCCTCAAGACCGGTCAGCTGCTCGACGCGGACGGCTCTGTGCTGTTCGATTACTTCACCGAGTTCGGCGAAAGCCAGCAGGCGGTGGTGGACTTCGACCTCGACAATGCGGGTGCCACCGACGGCGCGCTGCGCAAGAAATGCGCTGGTGTCATTCGCCAGATGGCCGCCATCCTGGACGGTCTGCCCTATACTGGCATCATGGCCCTGTGCGGTGATGCCTTCTTCGATGACCTGATTGCCCACCCTGAAGTGCGCGAGACCTACAAGGGCTATGCCGACGCGGCGAGCTTGCGCAACGCCTATATCAATTCGGGATCGTCCGGCATCTACGGCGCCTTCGAGTTCGGCGGCATCACCTGGATGAACTATCGCGGTGGCCAGAATGTCGGCATCGAGACCGACAAATGCCACCTCGTGCCCATGGGCGTCCCCGGCCTCTTCCGCACGGTCTATGCCCCGGCCGATTACATCGAGACGGTGAACACGCCGGGTCAGCGCCTCTACGGCAAGCAATGGGAGATGCAGAACGGCAAGGGTGTGAACCTCGAGTTCCAGATGAACGCGCTGCAATACTGTACCCGCCCACGCGTGCTGATCCCGGGCAAGCGGACGTGATCAAGCGCGCATTGAAAGGATGAAAGGATGTCCACCCTCTTTGACGATCTGGACGCACAGGTCTCCGGTGCGATTGACGTGGCCTTTGGGGAGATCGCTGTCCTGCGACCACGCGTCTCCGCGCAATATGCCGAACGCGCAGAGGATGCATCCCGCGAGATTGCCACTGTGACGGGCGTGTTCTCGGCGGGGCCCGCGCAGGCCCCTATCAAGGGCAGCACTGCGGGGGCTGCGTTTTCCGGCGGCACGCGCGTCGTGTCGCAGAGTGCGGAGTTCTGGCTTGCAGCGCAGACGGTTCAGTCCCTTTTGACCCGTCCCCAAAAGGGCGACGCGCTGACGCTGACCGGGCGCGCGGGTCCACCGGTCTATGCACTCTCTCAGGTCCACCCGTCGGACATGGGGGACCTGACCCTGATCCTGGTTCTGGAGGACGAGACGCCATGAGCCTGACGCGACTGGCCATGCGCCTCGCGGCGGCGCGCGCCTTGCGGGACAGAACACTGGCGGGCGCACGGGTGTTCGACAGCGCGGTGGACCCCATCGACCAGACGATCGCCGCGCAGCGCCAGCCGCTGCTGGTGCTGACCACGGATGAGCATGCGCTGGAGGTGAGCGGGCGCGATCTCGGCAGCGGCACGCATCGCTGCGATCTGGTGATCGAGGTTGCCATTGCCGCGCGCGTCGAGGTGCCTGCAGAGGATGGTCAGGGGGGCCAGATCACGATTGCCATTCCCCATACCGACGAGGGGATGGAGCTGACGCTTGACCTGATGGAGCATCAGGTGGTCTCGGCGCTAACGCGGGATGACGGGGCGTGGGCGCGGGTATGGATGACACTGGTGCCGCGGGTCCATCAGCGACTCTCGCGCCGGGGCGCCTCGTCCGAAAACGGTGTGCGCTTTGCGGCCCGCCAGCTTGTGCTGACATGTGATCTGATCGACGCCCCCGCCCCCGACGCTGCACTCCCTGCAACCGGGGCATGGTCGAAGGTGCTGACGCTCATGGAAGCAGACGCGGCGATGGCCGGCATCGCATCGCTGATCCGGGCAGAGGTCGAGGGCACGCTTGTCCCCGAATGGCGTCGCGCGGCGCATGCACTGGGTGTCCCGCTCGAGGTCTCGGACAGCCTCGGGCTCGGCGCGGGGGACGCGCCTTTGGTGGACCCGGTGGAATTTATCATGGGCGCGATCAGCACCGGTGCCGGCGTGGTCACCGTGACCGAGGACGTGCCCTGATGGCGGTGCGCGAATTGGTGGAGCTGGTCTCCCGCGTGGCCGAGCTGGAGCGGCGGTTTGCGGGCGTGATGCGCCACGGCACGGTGGCTGAGGTGGATCCCGAGCGCCAGCGTGTGCGGCTGGACCTTGGCCCGGCCCACGGGGCTGAGGGGCGGTTCCTGTCGCCTTGGGTGCCCTATGCGCAATTCTCGGGGGCGCTGCGCGTGCACACCCCACCCACGGTGGGTCAACAGCTCACGGCAATGTCCCCCAGCGGGGATTTCCAGCAGGCGGTGGCGCTGCCTCTGACGCATCACAGCGGCAACCCGAGCCCGTCCATAGCGGGCGACGAGAATGTCGTGACCTATGGCAATGTCCGCATGACGCTGGCGGATGATCTGGTCCGCGTCGATGTGGGCGGCACGCTGTTCGAGCTGAGCTCGGCGAAGGTCACGCTCTCCACGGGCGGCAGCAGCATCGAGATGACCGACGCAGGCGTGAAGATCACAGGCGCGCGCATCGATCTCAACTGACGGAGGCGCAGATGCCAGCAGTGGCGCGGATCGGGGACCCGTTTGCAACGGGCCATCCCTGCGACGGGGCAAGCACGATTGCCGGGGGCAGCGGAAACGTCTTCGCCAACGGTATTGGTGT